ACTTGGAACGATTCTATTTATTCAGGATATTATTATCCAGCAGTTAGTGTTTTTCAGGGCAATGGTTTAGAAATGAACTTTGGTGGTTATACATCAAATCCTATTGCAAGTGGAGCAAGTGATGCCAACGGTTATGGAAACTTTGAATACGCACCGCCTTCAGGATACTATGCAATATGCACCAAGAATTTAGCGGAGTACGGATAATTAATTATGGCATATACAACAATAGACACACCTGAAAGTTATTTTAATGTAGTGACTTACACAGGTAATGGTTCTACGCAATCAATTACAGGTGTTGGTTTTCAACCTGATATGGTTTGGATTAAAAGTAGAAATGCAACAGGTGAACATGTCATAACAGATTCAAGCAGAGGAACCGGTAAACATTTTAAATGTGAATCAAATTGGGAATATGTAGAGCAAAGTTCTTCTACAGGTGTTACTTCTTTTGATAGCGATGGATTTAGTTTAGGTGCAGACGTATCATTCAATACCAATAATGATACTTATGTTGCTTGGTGTTGGAAAATAAATGGTGGTACAACCGAAACAATAGCAGCAGGTTCACCAACATATGACCCATCTGAATCAACAGTACAAAAAAATCTAACAGCAAATATAACAATATCAGAGTATCAAGGTTCAACAAGCTATGGTTCATATTCACATGGTTTGGGTGAAATACCTGCATTTACAATGATTAAATCTAAAACAGTTGGTAGTAATGCAGCTATAACAATTTTACATAATAAATTAGGCTATGATAACGCTTTACAAATGAGTACAGGTGGTCCTTATGGTACTGCTTATTTTGATGCAGCACCAACAGCTTCGGTTGTAAATTGTAAAGATGTAAATGCTGTATTTAGACCTCAAGGTGCTAAAAGTTATATTGGATATCATTTTGGTGATGAACAAGGTTATCAAAAAGTAGGATTAGCAAAGGGAAATTCTAGCACAGACGGTACATTCATACATTTAGGATTTAAACCAAGATGGTTTATGGTTAGAAGATATGATACAACAGGTAACGGAACTTTTTTAATAGATAGTCATAGGAAAACCTCTAATACAGACTCAAATCCATTTTTGAGATTACATACTCAAACTGGTGAAAGCACTGGAACAGCAGGAGCTAACTCTATCTATGTAGATTTTTTAAGTAATGGGGTCAAAATGAGGTCAACAGATAGTGAATTAAATGGTACTTTAATTTATTGGGCAATAGCAGAAAGACCTTTTGTAAGTTCAACAGGAATACCCAACACAGCACAATAGGAGTAAATTATGTGGGCATTAGTAGAATCAGATAACGTAACACAAGTCTTTACAAGACCGAAGGCACTGACGATTGGTGAAAATCAATATCAGGCAAATATATTTAATTTATGGAGTACTTCCGAACTGGAAGCACTTGGCATTTATGAAGTCGTAATAGACAATACAAATTTAAAAGATAAAGAATATTATGTCAATACGAATCAAACATTTGCTTTTAGCGGTGGAACTGTAACTGCAAGTTATGGTACTGCAACAGCAAAAGACTTAGCAACATTAAAAACAGAACATAAAGAAAGAATAAATGCACAAGCAGGAAGTTTACTTGCACCATATGATTGGTATACTTTAAGAGAAGCAGATGGTGGTACTGCAGTGCCTTCTAATGTGAATACGTATAGAACAGCAATTAGAACAACAGCAAATGATATGTGTACAAAAATTGATGCAGTAGCAGATGTAGATGCTCTTGCGGCTCTTTATGTATATTCAACAGACACTAGACCGCTTGGAGAGTGGCCGACACTAGGGAGTTAATAAATGGTAACAAAGGTTAAATCAGGAGTAATTGGAGATAATACAGTTGGTATTACTCAGCTAAATGTATCAGACGGTAGTAATGGACAAGTACTTACTACAAACGGTTCTGGCACTCTTAGTTTTACAACTATCTCAGCAGGAGTAGCAGGTATTTCAACAAGTGCAGATGCCACAGCAATAACTATAGATAGTAGTGAAAGTGTAGCATTTAGTCAAAATGTAACAGTTGCAGGAGATTTAACAGTAGATACAAATACATTTCATGTGGATTCAGCAGATAATGCAGTAGGTGTTGGTAATACCTCACCAAACTATCCTTTACATATTAGTAAAACTCAAACTGAAACTTATGACGGAAATGGAGAACCTGATGGAACGTCGGATCATGGAAGACCAACAGCAATAGTTCGTATTGAAAATAACTCAGCAACAGATAAAGCTCATGCAACATTAGAGTTTAAAGCAGAACCTGCAAGTGGAAATGAAGCAAGAGGATTTATTGGTCTTGAATCACAAAGTGGCGGTAATGACGGAAATATGTTCTTAGGACTTAGAGTTGGAGCAACAGAGCATCAAACAAGACTTCATATTAGTGAACATGCTGTAGAAGGACCTTTAATAAGAGCAACTGCTTGGTGGAATGGTGCCATGAAAGCACCTGGAGATAACGCTTGTGAAATTGGAGTATCGGGTAGTAATGCATATCTTATTGGATATGATAGAATAAATACTCATTATCTTCCAGTTTACTTTGATGGAGAGTATATTACTTTTGGAACAAACTCAGCATCAGGCGGTGGCGGAACACAAGCAGCAAAGTGGAGAATAGGAAACACTGGTCATTTCTATCCAATGTCAAATGATGTATATGATGTTGGTACAGGCGGATATGAAATAAGAAGAGTTCTTTCAGGAGGTACAATTAGTACTTCTAATACATCAGGACAGCCAATTGTTTCTACTAGTGGACAAGGAAATCTGCATGTTAGTGCTCCAGTATCTAGTACTACTGGAATAACTTTTGGAATGGAAGGGAATAGTGGAAATACACAAGCAGCATTTACATGTCATAATAATAATTCAAACGGTACACACTTAGGATTTCATACAACACAATCTTATGCCACTGGACCAAGATGTCGTGTGAAATTTAGTAACTATGGTACAATTATATGTGGATATGATCAGGCAGTTCATGATGTAACTGCTCCTACAAATACTGCAGTTTATTCAATATACGGAGACATATATTGCAATGCCTCTAATAATGATGTAATGCTAAGTGATGAACTTGGCGGATATTCAAGAGGAACTTATTCAACATTTAAATCAACTGGTTCTTATATTTACTTTACAGTAGGAAGTACTTATGCTTCTTATATCTCAAGTAATGGTTCTTATACTTCTACTTCTGATATTTCTTTAAAAGAAAATATTACAACACTTAGTGGAGCGCTTGGAAAAGTAAACCAGCTTAGAGGAGTAAACTTTAATTGGAAAGATTCAGCGAGAGGAACAGGAAACCAGATTGGTTTTATTGCACAAGAAGTAGAATCGGTTTACCCAGAATTTGTAGATGATGGGGGACTACCCGCAGACCAAAATGGAGACGATGCTCCAAAAACTGTTGACTATGCAAAAATGGTAGCAGTATGTGTAGAAGCAATAAAAGAACTAAAAACAGAACTAGATGCAGCAAAAGCAAGAATAACAACACTAGAGGGATAAAATGGCAAAAACAACAATACCAGCAGGATATTTTGCAGCAGGCTCAATAGCAACAGCCGATATTGCTGATGACGCAGTAACCGCAGATAAACTTGCGGCAAACTCTGTTGTTTCAGCAAGTATAGTAAATGGTACTATAGTAACTGCAGACTTAGCAGATGATGCAATTACTGAGGCAAAAATAGCTGATGATGCTGTTGGAGCAGATCAACTTGCAGCAAACTCTGTTGTTTCGGCAAGTATAGTAAACGGCACAATAGCAACAGGAGACATTGCTGACGATGCAATTACTGCAGCGAAAATTGTAGATAACCCCGCGTTTAGTGGAACTGGTTCTATAACTGTTCCTTCAGGTACAACAGCACAAAGACCTGCTAGCGCTTCTAATGGAATGATTAGATATAACACCACTGAAAATTCTATGGAAGTTTATGACAACAGTAATTGGAAACAGTTAGATACTACAACATATCCAGTTCCAACAGATTTTTTAGTTATTGCAGGCGGTGGCGGTGGAGCAGGTTCAGGCGCAGGATCAGGTGGCGGTGGAGCAGGTGGTTATAGATCATCTTATAATAATGAAACTTCAGGCGGTGGCGGTTCTTCAGAAACAACCTTATCATTAACAGTAGGTGTTCAATACACAATTACAGTTGGAGCAGGCGGAGCAGGTGGAGCTACAAATAATAGTTACGCAAGTGCAGGTAGCAATTCATCTATTGCAGGGACAGGCATAACTACAATTACTTCTATAGGTGGTGGCGAAGGAAACTATACTAATGGTGGTGGTAATGGCGGTTCAGGCGGTGGAGCAGGTGGTGGAAATACAAATAACTCTTCAGGTACAGCAAATCAGGGTTATGGTGGCGGTTCTTCAACATATCATGGAAATTCTTACTATAGTGGAGGTGGTGGAGGCGGTGCTTCCGCAGCTGGCGGTGACGCCTATGGTCCCAGCCCTTTTGCTCAAGGGTGGCAAGCTGGAGATAGTGGAGCAGGTAATGGTGGTAATGGTGTTGCTTCAACAATCACAGGTTCTTCTGTTACTAGGGCAGGTGGGGGCGGTGGCGGTTGTCGCTTAACTGGCTCCTCAATGGTTCCAGGCTCAGGTGGTACTGGTGGAGGTGGAGATGGTGCGCCTACGAATGGAAGTTACACTGAATCGTCTATATCAGGCACAGCAAATACAGGAAGCGGTGGCGGAGCAGGCAGCTCACAGGTTACAGGCTCAGGTGGTGGAGATGGTGGCTCAGGTGTAGTTATTTTAAGATTACCAACTGCACAGTACTCAAGTACTACAACAGGTTCGCCAACAGTAACAACTGATGGTGATGACACAATTATAACATTCACTTCAAGTGGAACTTATACAGCTTAGGAGATTAATTATGGGAATATATGCAAAAGTAAGAGATGGTTTAGTAGTTAATGTAATCGTTGCTGATGACGAATTTTTTGAAACTTTTGTTGACGATACACCAGGTACTTATGTAGAAACAAAAAAAGATGGATCTATAAGAAAAAATTATGCAGGAATAGGATTTTCTTATGATTCAACAAGAGATGCTTTTATTCCTCCACAGCCTTTTGAGTCCTGGACTTTAAATGAAGAAACCTGTTTATGGGAATCTCCAGTAGAATACCCCAATGATGGCAATATTTATTATTGGGATGAAGATCAACAAAACTGGATTAGAGACTAATAAAAAAGGGGCTTACGCCCCTTCTTCTTCTGAAACCTCTTCTTGGGGTTTCTCCACTTCCTCTTTCAATCGTTCAGTAAAACCCATTTTAGCAACGAGCAAGGTATCATAAGATACTTTTGTTCCTTGTAATTTGGCTTCTACGTCATTCAGACAGGAAATAAAATATTTCGCTTGGTCTGATAAATCGGAAATGACATATTTTTTATCATCGAGAACCAATACTGGTTCTTCTTGGGTTACTTCTGTCGACATAATTTTCTCCTATTTAAAAATATCTTGCCAGTTTCCTTGTGTACTACTCTTTGCATACTCAGTAGCACGGTTTTCAAAAAAGTTGGTATGCTCAACTGCATTGACTTGCATATCAATCCAAGGCAAAGGATTTTCATCACTATGAAAAATATTTTTCATACCTAGTCCAAGTAATCTTCTATCCGCAATGTAACGAATATATTCTTTTACTTCCTCTGCTGTTAAGTCTGGAATTTCTGCTTTATCAAAACAAATATCAATAAATTTATCTTCTAGTTCAACTACTCTTTCTGCCGCACAGTAGATTTCATACTTCAACTTATCTGTCCATATCTCAGGATTTTCCGCAATAAATGTACGAAATAATTTGGACACATTCTCTACATGGAGACTTTCGTCTCGTATTGACCATGTAACAATTTGTCCCATTCCTTTCATAAGATTATGTCTTGGATAGTTGAGTAGTATTGCAAAACTACTGAATAGTTGGACTCCTTCTGTAAATCCACTATAAACTGCCATTGTCTTTGCAATGTCGTGTTTTGAATTCATATTGAAGTCAGATAGATACTCATGTTTCTCTACCATTTCTTGTATATCCATAAATTCTTGATAAATGTCTTCCTCTTTTCCAAGAGTTTCCAAAAGCAAAGAGTAAGCCTCTTGATGAACTGCTTCCATCGCAGCAAACGATACAAGCATCATTCTAACTTCTGGTTGTTTAAATGTTGGTAGATAATGTTTGGCATAGCCACAACATACATCTACGTCTGCCTGAGTAAAGAATCGAAAGATATTATCAATCAATGCTCTATTCTCAGGAGTAAGTTTTTCGTTATAATCCTTTATGTCATCTTGAAGAGGCACTTCATCAGGTAGCCAATGCATTTGTTGTTGCTTTTTATAAGCCTCAAATGCCCAAGAATAATTAAAAGGTTTATAGTAGTCTCTTTCCTCTAGTAAATTCATAATTAAAAAGTAATAATGTATGCCGCAAGATTTTCTATATCTGCACTTGATAGGGAAGCTGATTGTCCCCACATTAACACAGACTGTGCTCCTCTTGTCTCACCATTCTTGTAAGCTACTAACTTACTGATTATTTCTTCTGAAGTTTGACCAACTAACGCTGGACCGACTCCGCCTTCGCCATTGCCACCATGACATGCAGCACACCCGCTGTAGAGTTTTGCTCCAAGTTCTGCAGGACTAGAATTAGCAGCAAGTAATCTTTTCTGCTTTTCCATTTCTGCTGGTGTTCCATTTAGTTGTATATAGTCAGCGTAACACTGTCCTATACACTGGTGCACTCTATTTGCACCTGTATATTGTGATTGGCTATGTGCGTAAGCAATAACTGCCACCACAACAAAACATATTGATAGTATAAATGCTTTCATTATCCCTCACAACTGAGACAATCTGATTGTTCAAAGATTATCTCTCTTTTTACTTTGTTTGATACATTATCTGCTCTTGAAATAGCTTCACTTCTTAGATAGTATAATGTTTTTAGATTCTTTGCCCATGCCAACATATGAATGTTGTGTAAGTCTGCCTTATTTACATCAGGCGGAAAGAATAAATTAACACTCTGACTCTGACAGATAAATTCCTGTCTTTGTGCAGCATGTTCTACTACCCAAGATTGATTGATTTCTACAGCAGTCTTGAATACTTCTTTTTCTTCTGGTGTAAGAACGTCAAGATGTTGAACGCTTCCTTTGTTAGTTACAACACTTTTCCAAGTATCTTCTGTATTCGCACCTTTACTTTCAAGAACTTCTTCTAGGAACTTATTCTTCATTAAATAAGAACCTGATTTAGTTTTCTGAGTAAAAGCATTTGCACGGAAAGGTTCTATACTAGGACTTGTATTTCCACAAATAATACTAGAACTTGCATTTGGTGCTATCGCAAGTAAATGTGCATTTCTTACTTCACAAGAGTCATCATCTGGGCAAGCTCCTCTTTCAACTGCAAGTCTGCGAGTTTCTTGAAGTGCATTACTCTTTATAAAATCAAACATCTCATAGTTTACACTACTTGCAATAATTCCTTCAAATGGTATATTGCTCTTTTGTAAATATGCGTGGAATCCCATAGCACCAAGTCCAATACTTCTCTCCCTAAAAGCACTGTACTTTGCTCTTTCTAAGCTATCAGGTGCATTTGTAATAAAATGTTCTAAAACATTGTCTAACATTCTTACTAAGTCTGGAATAAATGCTGGAACTTTCTTCCATTCATCATAATACTCCAGATTTACACTTGATAAACAGCATACTGCAGTTCTTTCTTCATTAGTTGCAAGTGTAATTTCAGAACAAAGATTACTATGATTTACATATAATCCTTTTCTTTTCTGAAAGTCTGGAAGTTCTGCGTTAACAGCATCTTCAAACATTAGATAAGGTTCTCCAGTTTCCATACGATTCTGGAGTAATTTTACCCAAAGTGTTCTTGCACTTACAACTTTTTTGACTTCACCACTGTGCGGATCAATAAGTTCCCAACTGTCATCAAAGTTTTCTTCGTGTGTTGCACGGTGTATAGTTTCCATGAATTTATCAGGTATTACTACACCATGATGCAAGTTTATGCATTTACGGTTTACATCTCCGCCTGTAGGTTTTCTTATATCAAGAAACTCCTCTATTTCAGGATGGCTCATGTGTAGATAACTTGCATAACTACCTCTACGAGTAACTCCTTGTGAGAAAGCGAGCATTTCTGCATCAACTACTTTCATAAAAGGAATAACACCTGTAGACTCTGAGCCTTTTGAAGTTTTTGTGCCTTGTGCACGAACTGAACTCCATGACCCACCTATACCTCCTCCAAATGAGGATAAGTAGGCATTTTCAGTATAATGTTCTGTTATACCTTCTCTTGAATCATCAACATAGTTTAGAAAACAAGAGATAGGTAATCCTCTTTCTGTGCCTCCATTAGAAAGAACAGGAGTTGCAAACATAAACCATAGATTACTTGCGTAATCATATAGTCTTTGTGCATGTTCATCATCGTCTGCAAAAGTACGTGCTGCTCTTGCAAACGCTTCTTGTGGAGAGCTCTCGCCAGGAACCATATACCGATCTTCCAGAGTTTTAATACTAAACTCTGTTAATAATTTATCTTTACTATAATCTAGTTTCATCTAAGTGCCTTTTTAAAGTTGTGTTAATAACTTCTTTGTTTTCTTCACCTATGGCATCTTCACAGTAGGTAAGTAAATCCATTAGTTCAACATTTTGTAAAAGTTGTTCTGAATTTTCATTTAAGTTCTGAATATACTTGTACTTACCTTCTAGTGGACATGCACCATAAATGTCAAAAACATCTCCATATTGTTCCATTAGCTGTACTGCGCGTTTTGGACCGATTCCAGGTATTCCTGGAACATTGTCCCCTTTATCGCCAGTCAGACATTTGAATGTAATATAATCAGGAATCTCAAAGTCATAATGTTCATCCCAATTATGTACTGTAGTTTCTTTACGAGTTACAGTACTAAATCTTGACACTCTATCATTGATTAGTAAATCCCAATCTCTATCTGATGATATTAACCAGCACTCGTCTAATCCAAAATTGTCAAGTTCTTTACTAATATATGCTGCAATATCATCTGCTTCTACTCCTTTGAAGTGAAAGACAGGGTGAGTTTTACGAATTTCTGTAAGTGTATTCGCAAATTCTGCCATAAACATCTCAAACTCTTTCTCCTCTTGTGGAGTTTGTTCAGCATATTTTTCTTTACGATTTGCCTTGTATTCGGGGTATATATCCTTACGATAGCTACTACCACCGTCAGCACACACTACTATAGTTCCTGCATTATAGGACTTAGCAAGTGATTCTACTGTACGAATATAGTCATACTTAAAGTCTAGTACTCCTTGATGTTTCCATCTAAAAGCTATATTTAAGCCATCAACTATCAGCAAGTTCCCAGTCGGAGCTGGGTTCCCAAGGTCTGAGAATTTTATCGCCATTTGTAAATTTTATCTCCTCTTTTTCGAGCCAGTGTTCTGCTATAAGAATATATGCACCTAGCCACGCAATATGCATATATCTTAATGTATTTTTTGGTTTTCTTACTGTTGCAACAAAGAACTTGCCGTGATTTTCTTTGAATATAAGTAAAGGTTCTTGTTGCATTTCCTGTGCTTGTTTACACAGTTTACTCCACCATTTAAATAAATTGTTACTTTTTTGTGTGTATATTTTACTGTCAAAGCCTACATGTTTGTAGAACTTAACTTCTACAGTAAATAAATTATATTTTAAGGGTACTTGTAAGTCTCCTTTGACTTTACCACTACCAGACCCAGGTGTTTGTACCCAAGTCTCATCTGTCATTCTTTCTAGTAAACTTATTACTTGTTGTTCCCCACGATTACCTTTTTGTCGAGGATTTACCATTATGTAGGTTGACTAAATAATAATTTTTCTAAATCCATATAACCACCAATCTTTTTGTCATCTACTATGATTTGTGGAAATGTCCTTGCAGTAGGAAATAGTTCTCTAACTTCACTGGCTTCATAATCTTTGCCCATCATGTTATATACTACTTCTGTTACTTTTTGATGATTTTCTGCTAATGCCTTTGCTTTTGTGCAATAAGGACAATTAGGAATACTATAAATCTCTACTTTCATTCTAACCTCGATATTTTATCTTCTTTTATTACTTGTATTTTAGACAACAATGGATGTGTCCAACCGTGTGATACTATATAAGTATTTAAATTTTCTTCTTTTAGCAAGATTTCTACTAATCTTTCCTTTCCAGTTTCGTCAAGTACATTTGTAACCTCATCTAAGAATAATACATTTATTCTTGACTTTGATATGCTACTCATTAACTTACGAATTGCAAGAAGTGTAGAAGTATTAACTCTTGCTAGTTCTCCTGCACTCAGAGCAAGTATTTCTACTGCGTTTCCATTATCATCTATTTCTACATTAAGTTTGTCATTTAATACTACAAATTGTAGACTGAATCTTCCATCTGATAATTCTGCAAGATATTCATTTGTTAATTCTTCTAAATCTTTTACAAGATTTTCTATTTTATATGCAAGTAGTCCATTTGTACTAAATGCTTTTTTGAGTATTTCAACATGAGATAATTTTTCTTCTACATTTATAATGCTAGAACTTAATTCATCTAATTGTTTTTCAAAATCTGTTTGTTGTTCTTCAATAATTCCAAGTCGAGTATTATGTCTTTCTATTCTTTCATTCTCTGCGATTACTTCTTCTACTCGACTTCTTCTGTCTGATATTCTTCTTTTTAGTTTAGCAATCTTTTCTTGCAGTTCTTCACTATTTGGAACTTCTGCAGGTAATTTATCATCTATACTTCTAAATAAATCTTCCCAGTTTTCTATCTTTTCCTTCATTCTACGGTGAAGTTCATTATTACGTTCTGTTATATTGATTTCTTCTTGTATGCTTTCAAGTCTTTCTACTAACTCTGCTTTTGCTATTTCGTGTTCTTTGTATTGTTTTTCAATAAAATCAATATCTATTTCTTGACTACATGTAGGGCATACTTGTTCTTCTGAATCTTTTAAGTCAGAATACTTTTTCAACATTTTATTTTCAAAAGCACCTCGACTTTTGATTTCACCTAAGTCTGTTTTTAGACTAGAAGTGTCTTGTATTTCGGAGTTTGCTACAAACTCTCGAGCAAGTCCTAAATCTATGGACTCTAACTCTTTTTTATATAAATTATTTTGATTTATTTTTTTCGTAATTTCCGAAATATTTTCAAATTCTACTTGTAAAGAACGTAAAGAATCTTCATCTTCTTCTGAATAAAATGGTAATTCCAATTTTGGAAGTAGTGATGTATCTTCCAATTTATTGTCTGATAACCACTTATTAATTGTGTCAATTTTCCCTTGTATGCGAGAAACGTCTCCACCTAAATTTCGTGATAATTCCTTAAAAACTTCAAAGTATTTTACATAATTATCTAGTTGTAGTAAATCTATCAAAAATCTTTTTCTATTTGTATCAGTTGCTGTTAAAAACTGTAAACTAGCATTGGTATTTTGATATACAATTTGTGAAAAAGTTTTGAAGTCAATTCCAATAATTTGTTCTAATGTTTTGTATGTATTAGTAGCTGTGTGGCTTGATATATCTTCTCCATTTTTATAGAGTTTTACTTTGATATTAGTTCTACGACTTACATCTATTTTATATTCATCATCAACCACATCAAAAGACAAAGAGATATCATAGCCATTATTGACTTCACGATTTGGTATGTCTGCTTTTTTGATTCCTTTTGAATTTTTGTTGAATAATACTTCTTCAAGTATTAGAGGAATAGAACTTTTACCAGTTCCATTTGTTCCAACAAGTTGAGTTACTGTGCTTTCATTTAAATCTAACTCATTGTCAGAACCATAACTGAAACAATTACTCCACTGCAGCTTCTTTAGCGTAATCACTAAACACTCCTAAAATATTTTTAACTTTACTTTCTTCTAACTCTAATATGTAACTAAGATACTCTCCTAGTTCTTCTTCCATTGTCATTTCTCTATCTAATATTAGAGTCGCCTCTGTTTTTCTGCGAATTACTTTCTTGTCTAGTAACTCACTATTTTTTATATTACTTAAATCGGCAACATCACCTTCTATTTCATAAATAGTATGGTCATACATTGTTTGTACCATTTCGCTTGGGTCTGTTACTGTTTGTCGAATTAGTTGAGGCAATTCGAACTCATGCCATGTCCAACTCCAGTCTTTATTATCAATAAGTAAGTAGCCAGTTTTGACACGATTTCTGTGAAAACTTGTAGTCATAGGACTGCCAGGATATACAATGTTTCTTTGAGTATTCTCGTGAGCATGTAAATCTCCTGAAAAAACAACTTTAAACTTATCGAATCTTTCTAAGTCTACTTCTGGTTGTACATGAGGTGGTATCTCTCCACGAACATGAGTAAACAGAACATCTGCATCTATATCTTCTATTGCATTTTTCTTGTGTAAATCTGCGTAAGGTAATATTGCATAGTCATGTGGAACCATTTCTCCATAAGTAGTTTCATCAATTACTTTTACTAATGGATTTAATTGTTCCGTAACTCTTTTTAAATTTGTAAAGAAAGTTTTATTCTTTCTTGTAGCTTCGTGATTTCCATCATAAATAATAGTTTTCACACTAACTCCCTTTACAAAGTCAAAGTAGAGTGTAAGTTCATCCATGCTGGGGACTCTATCAAACAAGTCCCCACCAATGATGTGCAAATCAACATCTTTTTCTATTTCATAGATTTGTTCAAAGAATAACTTGTAACGAGTACAAGCCCATTGTACTGGAACATTCTTTTGACCAAGTTTTATATGCCAATCTGCAGTAAATAGAATCATCCTACGAATTCATCTCCTGGTTGCCATTCACAACCTGTAAGACCACCAGTCTTGATGGCTTGTAGTGTTCGTAAGACTTCATGTGCATTTCTGCCTGTATCTAAGGCGTTTACAGAAACATGCTGAACTACATTATAAATATCTATAATATAAGTTGCTCTAAAACATACTCCTTCTTCCTCATTTACTATACCTAGTTTATGAGAAAGTTCTAATCCACAGTCTGCGGCTAAAGAATGATTAATTCCTCCAATGAGTTCATTTTGCTGTTTCCAAGCTAATTTACAAAACTCATTATCACCACTTATACCGATAACATTTGCTTCTTCCACTAACATATCCATTCCCTGTATTTCAGTAGGACAGATAAAAGTAAAGTCTTTTGGATAGAAATAAATAACTGTGTAGTCATGTTTTAGAGGCTCATAGTGGTCATCAACTGATACAGTTGTAAACTTATTATTCGCATCTACTCCTCGCAATTCAAATGCGGGAAACTCTTGTCCTACTCCAATCATTTTATGTCAAACTCCTCACTTACTGTTTCATCAGGCTCGTTAGCTGCTCCTTCTCTTAATCTGTCAAGAAGTTCTTTCTGAGCATCTGGTGTAGGTCTAGCTAAGACTTCATCCATTGACTTTAACTCAGCAATTAATTCTTGTTCTGCCTCATCAAGAGGTCTTTGCTTACACTTCAGTGCTTGTAATTGATACTCAACGTTGTAAGCCATCGGTCCAGTTTTAACTCTTTTAAAGTGCACATCCCAACCAGTCTCGGGGTCAGTTGGATCGCCCAAGTCTTCTGCAGCAACCATAATTTGCTCTAGAAGTTTCTTTTTGAGATTTAGAACTTTGACTTTGCCGTCATGAATACACTGAATAGCGTACGCCCATCCACATTTTAGGTCTGGATGATATTCTCTAACCCAGTCTTTTTCAACATTGGTGAACGCTTCTGTATTTCTATCGAATGATAGACACTCGAATGGTAAATTCTTACCGTTTTCTCCTTTCAACCAGTAAACATATCTTGGTAACATGTCACCGACTAAACGGACTTTGTTATCGCCTTCTACATATTGGTAGCTATCGATTTTGCTTTTTTGGGCTTCGCCCTTGGCTTGATTAAATTTTATTGCCATTTCATTTCTCCTAATGTGATTTCTTCAAATTTAAAATGTATTCTATCATCTTCAATCCAAAGTAATCTATTCTTTTCAATAATGTCCTCTTTACCATAAAAGTGAAAGAGGTCTAGTGTGGTATCTTTATTCTTTTGATATTCAAAATAATTACGCAAGGATGCGATACCTGCATACTGCACAAGTTCTCTATCTGAATATCTCCTTCTTTGAATGAACAAGGGTTTTGGGTTTACAAGGAAACTGTGTCCATGAAAACTTTTAGTCCAAAACTTAAATGTTCTATCGTATCTATTTCTTGGTGGTAATTTATAAGTCAAAATATGAAGGATTGTCATTATGTCTTTGACACTTCCTTTGCTTTCTTTTCTTATTTTTTCCCAATTATAGAATAACATATTATATCAAAAATTTAACTGCGTGTCAAGAAGTATTTTTTCATGCTATACTTCCGAAACCTCATAACCCTGTCGCATGTAATATCCCATTCTCGCACTTGCCTGCTTTCTAGCTGTGCGTCCGTCTAGGTGAATGTCTACGATTACAGGTTGTAATTTACCTTCTCTTATACGAATGATTCTTCCTATAAGCTGTGTTAGTAGTGGGTCGTTATTAACGGGTGTGCCCAAAATAAGACAACTTAGGCAGTCCACGCTAATTCCTTCACTAAATATACTCTGTGTTCCACATAGAATATCAACCTCGTCAAATACTTTCTTTATCATTGCAGGGCGTTCTTCATGAGGTATTTCTCCAGTTACACAAATTGCGTTATTTCCAATGAGTCGTGTACAACTTTTCAGAAAATCAACGCGATCGCTGACAAGTAGCACCTTATGCCCTTTTGCCGCATAACTTGCCGCTAACATGCCAATCATGTTTTGATACTCCCAGTCATACGCAAGTGAGTTGATTCGAGTCGCCCAATCAACATTGCCATCAAGAAAGCGAATTCCCGATTTTACTATGTCAACTCGGGGAGTAAGATAATTTTCTCGTGGTGGTTTGAACACTTCAGATGAGAAATAGTCACGAAAGATTACATGTCGCCCATCTTTACGTTGCATTGTTCCAGTCAATCCAATTTTGTACCTTGCTCGTGAAGCATCAATAATGCGTGTAAAAGTTGGACTACTGACATGGTGCATCTCATCCAATATAAGTGTACCGAACTCCCCTGCGATTTTGTCGATATTTCGATAGAGAGTTTGTATGTTTCCAACGACAAAAGGTGAATCCGTATCAAATTTACCTGAGCCAATCACACCCGCTGTAACCCCGAAGACTTTCTTTATTTCTTTTTCCCACTGTCCTCTTAATGCTAAAGTGTGAGTAACAATTAGGGTTTTCTGTGCTAACTTATTTGCGATAGCTAACGCAGTAAATGTCTTACCCCAGCTTACCCAAGCGTTAATTATACAACTGTCTTGGACTTCATCATAAACTGATTGTTGAGAGTCTCGTAAAGTGAACTTAAAGTCAAGTGGTTGTATGGGTGAGTCTACGCGTTTGTCTTTAACTTCGTAATCCTCTGGTATAAGGTCAGTACGACCTACTGGTATAGTAACGAGCCCACGACGTATTACCCCCATATTTTTAATTATAATAGGTGGGTCTATTGGTCTTCTTGGGGGTATACTATAGGTAAGTTCTTTGTCGAGATACTGCTGGTATTCGTCACTTACTTCTAGGTATATTCTGTTAGAGAGAACTGCTTTCACTCTCTACATACTCCAACATATTTTCAAGAATATCGATTTGTCTCTCATAATTTATCTGTCTAAATTTTATATTGTTTGTAAAAAGAATTTTAAGAATCTGTCGGTCAATACGAATAGACTCTTGTAAGTCTTGAGCCCTGCCAGTATTTTCATAACTAGATGGTCTTTCCATAAAGAAATTTATGTTCTTGTTGCGCTCATAGCTCTCGAGAACAAGTTGATCAAGCGCGTCTGTGTACGGGGATGCTGAGTATGCGTCTTTGTAAACACTACTAAGCAAGGTGGGAGAGTCCGTAATACAATAATCAACTTGTCCTTCGAGCCTATAAACTTGTCTATTTTGATTTGCAAAGATATAAAGTTGGTCTGATAAAAGTTCAAAGTGTTTCTCCCACACTATTTGTTTTGGGAACTCATTTATAAGTTCAACACTATATCCTTTCTCTTTCATCTTGTAAAAGAGACCTGCTGCCTGTGCGGATTTACCTGAACCCGCTCCTCCAAAGAAATTGATAACAATCATTAGTCGATATGTGTAAAGTTTTCTGTCTCAAAAAAGTTATATATCATATCATCTAAATACTCTTGAGGAATAATCATTTCTCCTGTTCGTAAATTTTCGTGTTCATCATGCCAGTCAAAGTCATCTTGGTGATAAACATCTCCTAAGACTTCTTCCATATAATAAGCAATATCTCCATCATCAAGATACTCTTCATCATATGATGAAATCCATTCTCCATCAGTATCTCTATGAGATTCTATGTTATAGATTCCTATGAAGTTTCTGAACTCATCTTCAAAAGTCATTTTTAAGTATGCTGCTTCATCATAAGTATCTTGTATATAATGAACAATTGCTTGACACATATCAATTGGTGCACTCCATGCTGAATATCCACTCAGATGTCCTAGGTCACATTCTTCTACATTACACCACTTTGCACCAACATTGCTCACATACCAATTCCAAGAATCAGTAAGGTTTCCTTCTTCATCAAACTTTGGATTTAAGTGTTGCATGAAAGGTTGATGTTCTAGTTCTTTGAATTCTCTTATAGTATATGTATCATCAGTATTCCACATCTTTCTTTCCACATTTTCTTGTAGAAAAGATTCGTTCCATTGTTCCTCTGTTAAAGGCGAGGATACCTCTATATTAAAATATACATAATTTGCCATGTCTTTCTCCTAAGTAAATTGAGGGCCTGAGTACCATTGAACTAGTGAGTATCGCGTACCTTTTTTCACTTCTGTCACTCTGTGCATTAGCATTGAAGGAAATACTATGACTGTGCCTTGTTTGCGAAGTTCATGTGTTGGCATCTTCAAGTCCTGTGAGCCCCAATAGTTTTTCATTTCTAAATCACCGCCTTCGTAATCTTTGGGGTCTGATAGATTAACGCTGATAGAGAGTTTTCTATGTGGAGTATTATTATTTACTGAAACATCTTTATGCCAATTATAAAAATGTCCTTTCTTATACTCCGAAAATTGTGCAAGTTCCATATCGGTAACTGTAAAGTTCCAACCCGCTTCTATATTTGCTAGTCCTACATGAGAATGAAGTAAAGTTTCTACTGTGTTTCCTTTTGGAATCCATGCAATATTTGTTTTTCTAAACCCACTATGCATTATTTTATCTTTACTGTCTGTAGAGCCATATACTCCTGCTTCATCCATTTCAAACTTTTTACATATTTCTATAATTTCTTCACATAATTCTTTTGGTATTCTTTCATGTTTATTATACCAATAAGGTGTGTTTAATACTTGTCTCATTAGAACCACTTAGTTGGTGTGCCTTCTGAATATTGTACTTTTAAATTTCCAGACACACTTATTCTTGTTACTTCTGATTTAAAAGGTGCAACCCAATGTTGCTGTTGTGCAGGAAATATATACATATCTCCTGTTCTTGGTGTTACATGATGTCCTATTGTTGCCCATTGTTTACCTTTGGAGTTTTCTCCATAATTAAACATTAACTGTCCAGGCTTTGCAGTAGTGCCTTCATGTTCTTCCATTTCTTTTTCTAATTGTTTTGGAACATCTACAAAGATAACAAAAGATATATCTCCACCATGAATATGTGGTGGATTAAAGTCTCCTGCTTTCATAAAGTTAACCCATAAACTTTGATAGAGTAAAGGAGTTGGCATATATGGAAGTGCATGATATTCACAATGTGCTTGTCTGTAAGCAGTAAATATGTGTGACATTTCTTTATAAAACCATTGTTCAAACTCTTCTGGATATTTGAATTGACTTTTTATGTGTCCTGCTAACTGATGATTCCAACTACGTTCTGCTTGTTTACCTTCTGCATCTAATCTTTTTAGAACATTTTTAGGACAAGCAAATTTTGCTACAAACGGACCCCAGTTAAAATGACTGTAATATTTATTTAAATCTTTCGCCATGTGTTTTTCTTTTTCTCCTGACTCAATTCATATAGAAAAGAGGGTTTTCTGTTAATGTATAACACTCCTGCATATCTTTCATGTGGCAGGGGTGGTACAGGTACTTCAAAGGGAAATGGTATTCCTTTTACCCATACGAGTGTTGCTATGTTCTTTCTTTCGATTTTTTGTATAACTTCATACTTTAAATCTGCTTTTTTACTTTTTTCGTAGATAAAAAACTTTCCATTTGAATCTACATAAAATCTTCCTCTGTGTTTTGTAAGTCCTGAAAAATCATTTATTTGATACTTTAAATCATATAAATTTTTCATAGGAGTTCTTAGTCGTCTTTCTCCAAGTGTTTCGCCTTCTACATTCTTATCGTCAACTACTGCACCATCTATCCATAATAATCCATCACGAATAATTGCTTCTTCTGAATGAACAACATAAACAGGGAATCTAACTTCGTCTAGTTTCATCCTAAATTTTCGTATTTATCTCTAAATTTACCCATAGAATAATCTTCTCCTATTTCAAAATCACATCCAATCGGACAATCAGGTATTGACATACCTCTGTCTGCTTGAACATTTCTTAGTAATATCTCTGAATATTCTTCTATTTTATCTTCTTTGACTTCTGCAAGAATAGAATCATGAACTAATGCAAATATTCTGCAGTCACTATCAAGTCCCTTTTCTTGTAATTCTTTATGAGTATCAATAGCACCAAGTAAATTAACATCTGAAGCAATTGATTGAACTAAGAAGTTGATTCCTGACCTGACTTCATGTGATGCGATTCCTCTATCTTCGGAAAATACATTAGGAAGTCTACGCTTTCTACCAAAGTGAGAATAAATAAATCCATTATCTTCAATGAATTTTTTCTGACTATCAAGCCAATGTTTTAAGCCTGAGAACTGTCTAAAGTAATCTTTGATAACTTCTGATGCCTCGGTTGTACTAAAATATTTTCCTGAGTCTTTGGTAACTTGTTCACTAATTTTCTTTGGTCCAGCTCCATACATAATTCCAAATGTAACAGCTTTTGCCATTTGCCTTTGTGTGCTATATAGTTCTGCAACTTCATCTACTTCACAAGAAAGGTTAAAGACGAGCTTTGCAATGTTTGAGTGAAAGTTTCCTCCAGATTGGAATACTTGCATAAGTGCTTTGTCGTTTGCAAGCACAGCTGCACAATAAACCTCTGCTGTTGTTAAGTCCATTGCTACTATTTTATTACCTTCTGTAGCTTTGATACAACCTTTTACGATTGGATTATCTCTAGGAATCTGTTGCATATTCATTTTACCACTAGAAGATAATCTTCCTGATGTTGTACCGTGCAAGTTAAATCCTGTACGAAGTCTACTATCTTTATCTAGTTGTGGATATATTTTATCAAGATAAGTAGTTTTAATTTTTACTTTTTGTCTTATATCTAATACTAATTGAGGAACTTCATGTTCTTCTGCTAGTTGTTTAAGAACTTCGGCATCTGTACTGTCTGCTCCTGTTCCTGTCTTTTTACCTGTAGGTGTTAAGCCTAGATAGTCAAACAGTAAAGAACGAAGTTGCATTGTACTATTTGGATTAAAGTCTTTACCTTGTGCTTGTTCAAACTCTTTAATAGCAGGATAAGTATATAACTTCTCTATTGCTTGATCAATTTCATCTTGCATTAGTACTGTTGCTTTTGAAAGTCTAGTTTTGTCAAAAGGAACACCATTATCTTGTACATCTGTTAAAAAACGACAGCCAGGTATTAGAATATCTTTATATACTCCATATAGTCTATCATTTTTTACTAATGCATTTTCAAATTTCTGAAATAAAAGGAATGTACAAACAGCATCCATTGCTGCATAGTCTTTCATTATATCAAATGGAATCATATCCCAAGTGAAACTTCCTTTTAGTATTCCTGTTCTACGACAATATTCATCTATCCAATCATACATTCCTTTTTCATAATCACCATATGGTGTATACTTAAGTGATAATTGTTTCAATCCATGTGTTCCAGGATTTTCATCTAACATATAATGAAGAAGCATAGTATCTTCGAATCTTGGAAACTTGAATCCAAAATGATATTCAAAGAACGCTAAGTCAAACTTAGCATTATGAAATACTACTCGTTTTTTAGTAAATAGTTCTTGTAGAAGTTCTTCTGATTCATCATCTAAACAATCAGTATCTATGTAAGACCCATGTTCAGGCTCATATGAAATACTAAGACCCAGCATATATCCATCACGAGGATATAGTCCTGTTGTCTCAGAGTCAAGTGATATGAAATCATAAGGTGCGTCTATTGCAGCTTGAATGAACTCATTAGCTGATTCTGTATCTCTAATCCCATAACATTTATCTTCTTCTAGTTTTTGTTGTTTTAGTTCTCCTTTAATATATTTCACAATATTAGTACGGGATTCTTCCCAAGTCTTTTTAGCTTCTGGCTTAAAAGCTAACATTGCTGGATTAATAACAGGTAAGAACTTGTCATCAACTACTCTGCCACTGTATTCTGTGACTGAGTTTTGTTTTGTAAAGAACTTTAAACACTCTGAACCAACAAGTACTATCCAATCATAATCATCAATATTTATTTCTATATCACAATCTCGTTTTAGTACTTTCTTTATTGTTGGGTCTGAGCATAGTTCATACTTATCAAATTGAAATTCGTTATTAAATAATTGTACATAGTCATTACGACTAGGTTTATTTTCTACTAATGCTACTTTAGTCATATAATTGTTCCTTTAAATCTTTTACTTTGTTATATTGTAATTCCCCTGCGTCACCTAAACTCATAGGTATTTTTATGTTTTTATGTAATATTTCTGCAATATCGCACATTTCTCCTAATTTAACAGCAGCTTCTTGCCCTGCCTCATCTGGGTCAAATAGAATATCTACTTGAGTAACTCCTTGCATTTTTAGTAGTTTCAGTTTTTCAACATCTATGTTTCTTGTTCCAAAACAACACATTGCATTTTCTAGTCCTTTGTCATGTAAATTTATCATATCAAATATACCTTCAACTAAGATAACTCTACCTTTGATAGGTCGGACTCGAGCAGGAAAAAGAGGCAGCACCGCTTTAGGGGGATGTATTATGTATTTGGGAACATCAGTTGGGGACTGAGTTCTACAATTAAATGCTACTATTCTTCCTGTCAAGTCCTTGATTGGAAAAGATATTCTATTTGTAAATGGTTTATCTGGGTGTAGAAATGCTCCAAATAACTTATATGTTTCTGGTGTAATTCCTCTCCAGTTGCCTACATAAGGCATAAAGTTCTTTGGCATCTTCAAACCAACAGAAGATGACCTTTTTTCATCTATTTTTCTTCTGACTTTCTCTCTGCGTATATCTAATGGATTTGACGGTGCGTCAAAATGATTAAATATATTGCCTTTAAAACCACAAGAAAAACAGTTGTAAACACCTGTTATTCTATCAATCCTCATACTTGGATTGTTATCGTCATGCTCAGGATTTAGACATGATACTATTGCATCTGCAGGAGACAGCTTAAAGGGTATCTTTCTTTCTTGTAGCAGCTCTTCCACTGTCATCTTTTATCTCCTTTAGTATTTCTTTTACTTTTCTGATTTCTTCTAGTATTTCAGTAAGTATTGTTTTAATATGACTATTTGTTGGGTGCATTGTGTTTCCACTCCAACGTATCTCCGATTTCTTCAAACTCTGTCATTAATGTTCCTTTACTATCTTTATCATAATCATAGTACCTACTCTTCCAAGCTAGTTCTACCATTTGAAACCAGATAGCAATTGCTTTATCTCTGAACTCTTTTTCACTCCATAAATAAAACATATTCCACCACTCTTTTTCAAAGCGATGAACTTCTACAGTGATAGTTTTAAACATAAAACCATCAGGGTGTCCTTTGACTAAAGACCAAAGTGCCCTCATTCTTTGACTACCTGCAATCGGATAATAGTTAGGCATAGTTAATATAGGATTCATCAATCCATCTTTTTCTATGCTGTCAAGTAGTTTTGTATTTAAGGGCACTCTTTCGATATTTTGATATATCTTCTTTTGATTTAGTAAAAACTTCACAGACCTTTTCTCCACCGTAAACGGGGGTATATTAACTAACTCTGCTGTTTCTTTACTAATTCTATCTGCTGCCACGTCTTTGCTTTCTCCATATTCCGTGTCTGCGTCTTTTTTCAATTTCCATTCTTATCATGTAAGTTCTGATTAGTGCTACTACTGTAAAAATAAAAGTAGTTGTAAGTGATATAAGAAATGCACTAGTCCATTGCCATTGTTCTATAAATAGCCAAAGCAAAAAAGTTTGCAATGGAAAGTTGATTAATAGAGCAGCTCCGACCTGTACTACTGACTCTTTAAGAGCCGCCTTTTCTGTCTTTGTCAATTTTATTCTCCATTTCATCAAATAATTGTTCTTCATATTCAGATTCATACATCTTTCTAAATTCCTCTAGTGAAAGAATTAATCTGACCTTTATCATACCACTGTCTATTGTTTTAAGTTTTGCAATATATTCAGCGTATGATTGTAATAATTGTTCTTCTGTATATAAAACCATTAAAATACTTTACTGTTTATCCAAAAAGCACCAAGCATACCAAAAAACATAACTGCCTGTATTATTGCAGCATATACTATTTGTTTCATCGGATGTATTTCAGTTAGTTTTTCCATCAATTCCTCAGATGTCATCTACGCCTTCTCCTGTTTTCATACTTGTTTCTAAAGCTTCACGCTCTTTGGGGTTAATTGCTGACTGGGGTCCGATTTTCAGAGTCTCCCAATCTACTACACTTGTAAAACTTTCCATACGATTACTTCTCATCTTCGTACAATTAAAAGTCATACAGTTATCTTGTTGCTCCCATGTTTCGAGAGCATATGCCGCATCAGCAGCATCTAGTATACCTTTTGCAAACCTAGCTTCACCACTAGCATCTGTTTGGTATGGTGCAAAGAATAGTGTTTCATATTCTTGTGCATATAATTTCATTTTCTTACTGACTTCAATCTGCTCAGTCCAATCATACTGCCCTGCACGACTAGGTGCGTTGTGGCGGCGAACTTGGTTTAGATAGTCAACTATAACTACTCCTACATCTAATTGATTAATCTTTTTATCTAACTCGGATTGAATCTTAGAGAGTGTAAGAGCAGGGTCGTAAATCACATCGAGTTGTTTCTCTTTGTGCAAAGGAAGTTTAGTCAACTTCTTGTGAAAATCCTCAAAGTCATGAGTTTTTTCAAACTCTGGTAATAAGTCATGTCCACCGTCGAAGCGACCTGCCCACCATCCACCGACTAAGTTCCACTCTTCAGCAGACAGCATTTTGCTTCTTAGTCGTCTCAATGGTATCTTTGTGGCAATAGAACAAATCCTTTGTAGAATTTGTCTACTATCCATTTCGATTGTAAAATACAAAGCACTTCTTCCTTGTTCGTAAACATTCGCTGCGAGGTTACAACAAGTAAGAGATTTACCTGCACCTCGTCTGCCACCAACAAGCACTAAGTCTTTGGGAGAGAACTGAATTTGTGAGTCATACTCACTATTAAGTCCTAAGGGTAAGTAACGAGATAGTTCTGTGTCATCCTCGAAAAGAGATATACTCTGCATACTTTCTTCGGGTGGTTTGACATCTACCTTGTCACTTACTCTTAAAACTATTTCTTGTAGTTGTTCTATATTTTCTTCGGCACTTGCCATTGCAACTGTATTATCTATGTACCTATCAAGTTCATCTAGTATTTCTACTTGTGCATATTCATTCTTTAAATAGTCAAGTAAAAGCCAAGCATCAACCTCGACTTCAACTGATTCGATTGCAAATATTTTTTCTTGTAGTTGCCTGTCTCGAACTTCATATGACAGGTCTTCGAATTTAGGAAGGTCTTGATAATTATCTATGTGTTTATCAAGAATGTGAAATATCGGCTGGTACTCGCCAGGTAGGTAATGTTCTTTTAACTTAGCCCATGTGTCTAAGTCTTTTTGAACGATAATTTGTTTTAGTAATGCAGACGCAATATTCAAGACACTCTCCCAAGTAAAATATACAACAAAAAGTAGGGGAGAAAACACCTCCCCTACACGATAAAATCAAAATAGGTTAATTAACCGATTTCTTTTTTAGCTGCTCCGTTATAGTCTGAACATTGTAGACCACGTCTTGTTAGCATAGTTTTTACACCTCTAACAGTTTTGCCAATCTCGTCAGCAATTTCTTCAACTGTCATTCCAGTGATGTCTAAGTTAGCAAGTACGTCTGTTTTGCTTGAGCCTTTAGTTTCTTTCTGCTTAGGAATAGCATTGATGTCGCCGCTTCTTAATAGAGAAAGAGCTTTACCTCTGATTGAGTTAACGCTTTTGCCAAGAGCTTCTGCGATTTCCTCAACAAAAGAACCACCGTTAACCATCTCAACGAATGTTCCTTCTTCTTCAGGAGTATAAGTTCTAACTGTTTCTACTTTAGGAGCTGGTTTAACATGCTGTGTAAGTTCCATAGAAAGGATTTTACCTTGAATTGACTTAGCTGAAAATGCTCCGCCTTCAAAGTGTGATGCAATTTCTGCATATGTATAGTTGCCACTGTTGTCAGTAACAAATGCTTGTAGAGTTGCTTCTTGCTCGTCTGAGAAAGACTTAGAAGCAGATGCTGAAGCTAATTCAACATCAAAACCCATTTTTCTTAGCTTTGAAGAGACACTTCTTGTTGAAGTTTCTAATTCTTCAGCTGCGTTAGCAACTGTAGCTTGAGAGATAGGGCTTTCTGAACCAACAAAATCTACTAATTGTTGAGTTCTTTCATCTGTCCATTTTGGTAATGCCATTTTTTAGTCCTCTAAAATTTGTTTTATGTTATTAAATATTGTTATACCCATTTGTTCTGCCTTCTTAGTTTTTGAACTTTCTATACCACTTTCATTCAATAGTATAGTAACATCTTTTGTAAGATTGCTTTTTACAACATAACCGTATTTTTCTAATACTTGTTGTGCGGCTGCTTTAGTTGGATAACTTTTAAGTTTACCTGATATACAAACTGTTCCCTTTGTGTTAGATTGACTAACCTCTTGTTTTTTACAAGTAAAAGAAAAGGGTAAGTTATGGTAGCCGTGAAAGTGAAAAGTGTTCACTAACCAATCGACAAGATTCGACGCCGCTTTCTGACCCAGACCTGCTTCACTACATATCTCTGGGGTTATCTCAGATAGTGCTGAGATGTGTTTTGCTAATTTATTTGAAGCACTTGTGCCTATCAGCGGTATCGAAAAAGCTGGAAGAAGAGTGATTAGGTCAACGCCTTTTGATTTCTCTATTTCTGCGTGTAGCTTTGTACCTAATTTCTCAGAATCCAGTAAAAAAGATATTTCTTCTTGGGATAATGAATAAATATCATGATAATCTTCTAGACCTAGTCTAGCAATGGTTGCTGGACCAAGTCCTTTGATTTTAAGTGTTTTAGCGAAGTGTTCTAGTTTCTTCGCTGACTGTGCGGGACAAAGATTGTTTTTGCAAAATAGTTGGTCGTTTACAAACTCCAACACGCTTGAACATGCTGGACAGTTTGTTGGCGGTACTATCTTCTTCAATGTTTGTCTTTCTCCCAATTAATGATAATATTATACAAACTTTTTAACCAAAAGTCAAGTTTTATTTTTTGGAAAGTGGGATAATATTTTAGAATCAATTTTGAAACACTCTGTATGCCCACCAAATTTTTGGCTTGGGGCATAACTATCATGCTCATACTCTTTGTGCAACTCCTGTTCGTATTTCCAGCAGTTGTATATGGTGTCGTGGTATGTTCGTTGAATACGCAACTCATACCCTTTAAAACCACGACTTCTTTTGATAACGTGACGCCAGTCCTTACCACTAGCGATTCCAACTTTGATGCACTCGCGCTCAAAGGTTTTTCTATTTACTAATATCACTCCATATAATACACCCTCACGTTCTTTTTCATGAGGATGATTATTGAAGTAAGTTTGGTTATAAACTCCAGACAATTCTTTCTTCCAATGCAAACTGACAACCATGAATATAATCTCTATCTTCTTCGTTCATAATTCCCCAACAGTATGTTATTCTATCCAAGAATTCTTCTACTGTCTTTGGGTCTTTTATATGCATATTTCTTTCCATCATTTGTTGTAAGATTTGCATACGAAGTTCTAGTTTTTCTCTTAATTTATTTTCGGTTGCCATTTATTACAAGTTTCTTCTGAAAGTACAAGTGCTGTATGTGTAGATACTCTGCACCAACCTTCACTTAATTTTGGTGTGATATTGTGAATTGGTTCATAAAATTTACACTCTCCACAAGGGTTAGGGGGAAGTGGAAATGCTCTGCGCTTTTTAAACTTTTTCACTTTTATTTATAGATTCAAGATAGAACTTTCTATCTTTCATTGCTTTTTTAACTATCTTGACTTGTTCATCCATAGTCAGCGGACCGATATCTTTATCTGTCCTTACACATAGTTTTATTGTTGAATTAAACTTCCTCAATCTTCTTAATTCCTAGAGTATAATTCTCTGCTGCATTCTCTGCATATAATTCGCTATGGTTTTCGTATACTTCTGTTTTTATTAGTTTGTCTCCCATATAATAGTCAACTCCATAATTACCTTTTGAGTTCTTAAAAACTTCTCCCATAACTCCGTCACCAAGAAAGACTGATAAGTCTACTTTGCCTGTTTTACTCAGGACTTCTTCTTGTGTGCACGTACAATCCATTCTAGGTTTACCACATGCTCCACATTCCATTGCTAGATACATTAATCTACCCTCGCTACTACTTGGGGTATAATTTCCCCTGCTCTTATAACTTCAACATTACAACCTATTTCAAGGTCTAGTGCTTCTATTACTGAAATATTATGTAATGTTGCTCTCGAAACTGTTGCTTCTCCTATAACACAAGGCTCTAGTATTGCTACTGGTGATACTGCACCAGACTTACCTACTTGCCATATAACGTCAAGTAGTTTTGTTACTACTCCTTTTTGTTTTATTTTCTTTGCAAAAGCACCTCGAGGGTGGTGAGAAGTATAACCAAGTGTTTCAAAGTAATTATTATCAATTACTCTCCATACATCTCCGTCTTGTGGAAACATAGGATAATTACTATCAATGGCGGTTTCAAAACCCCAAGTTGATAGTTTTTCTAAATCTTCTATATAGTTATCTGTAATGTATGGTTGAACACCATAAGCAATGAATGTTAAATCTCTTTGTTTAAATTCTTCTATATCTTTTAGGTTAAGTGCACCTGATGCGTAATTTCTAGCATTTTCTATGGAAGACGGTGCGACTACTTCTCCTGTAATCTGCATTATTTTTGTTTCATTTGGCTCATCAATAAAGAAACCACAAGGAACAAGAAACTTCATCTTATCTGTGATATCTAGTCCTTCTTTTCCGTCTCCTCTTGTGAGAGCAAGTGTTAGTTCTCCACGAACATATTGTAGACTTACTGCAGCACCATCAAGCTTAGGAGTTACTACTATTGGTTGGTCTCTATCATAGTTCGGATGTTCCTCGCCTTGATAAACTTTCTGTAAAGAATACATAGGAAATGCATGAGGATATCTAATTGACCGAGGGTCATGTTCATGTCCTACAGTATTCCTAACACTGATTTTCACATCATTGAATACATCAAGTTGCGATTCAAGTCTATCATAAACTTCATCTGACATAAAAGGTTTACCATTATAGTACGCCATTTTTGCTTGTTTGATTAATGCTTCCAAATTTTTCATAAATATATTATACTAAATTTATCAGGTTATGTCAAGAACTATTTTTTATAAGTAGATTTCATCTAGTACATCTTTGAATTCTTTTTCTAATATGTTCTTACTTTCTGCTAAAGATAATATTTCTACTAGTCCTTCGAATAAACTTCTTGTGTTATCAAAGTCTATGGGCATAGTTATTCCGTCTCTTGAAGGTTGCCACTCTTCTTCAAAATCTAAATAATATTTTCTAAGGGATATATACTCTACGTCTCTAAAAGTAGAAACAATAAGCCTGACTTGCTCATGCTCAGTTTCTTGTATTACTTTCTCGTAGATTGAGGGAGCGTTAAGGTCTATCATTCTTAATCACTCGGTTGAGAGGTACTATACTCGTTACATTTTCGGGTACAAGAATCCTGTAGGAATCTGTGTCCCAGCAAAATAGCAAAACTGTTTTATTACCTTCTTTTGCTCTATTTCTTTTCTGTCGAATATATTCTGTAGAAAAGTCTCTAGTGCAAACATTGTATTTTAATTTTCTTGAGTTTTGACTTCTGTATGTGATAATAGCATCACCAGCTTCGTCGAGTCTCTTTTTAAGCTCTTCTTTTTGCATTTTTCCTCCAATTTAGTCTAACAAAAACTCTTTTGTATTGCTAAATTGCAGAGGTCACTTCTGTGAGATGCAAAAAACCAAGGCAGAAAGGAACTGCCTTGGTTGAAAAATTAAATAATTAGTTGTTTAAATTTTCTACGATACTAGCAAAGTAGTTAGCTGCCTTACCAGTTAGCTTAGAAATGATTGCTTCATCAACTTCTTGACCTGCATCACCTAACACTGAAGTAAGTTTAGCTTGTGCGTCTGCAACAGAAACTCTACCACCACCAGTTGATCCACTTGAGGACTTAGCTGCTGGAGTTTTTCTTACATAAACACCTGCTTTTGTTAATATCATGCGAACCCCGTTTGGAGATTCTCCAAGTTCATCAGCGATGTCCTTAACTATCTCCATTGATGTTTCAGGTGTAGGTTCAGCTTCCTGATACATTTCAACTGCTTGTTGTTTGCTTTCATCTGTCCAAGCCATTTTTCGTTTTCTCCTAAATTTACCAAAGGTTTGTTCAAATTGGTCAAATGAGAATGTGTTACGATAGCCAGGTGCCCAACCTACTGATTGAATCATCTCGCTGTAAAATCTATCACTCATATTGACTTCTTTCTAAATATAATAATATTATATAAAAAGTAAAACCAATTGTCAAGAATTATTTTTCGGTAACTAATAAGACTACCTAGGATGGAAAATGCTTCTTGATTGTTTCTATCTTTTCTTCGGCTGCAGCAATTTTTTCAACTTGTGTCTCCATTGCTTCTACTACTTCTGGATGCTCTCCAATTCCTGCCGAATTTCTTGTATAGACCAGAACGTTAGCTTTTGCAACTGCAACTTCACCTTCTAATTTTTTAATTAATGCGTCTAATAAATAATTCATGTTTTCCTCTTGGTTTCCCAATCTTCTATTGCTTTTTTAATAGCGTCCTCTGCAAGAACACTACAATGTATTTTAATTGGAGGTAAGGATAAGGCTTCAGCTATATCTTTATCTTTTATTTCTTTAGCTTCATCTATTGTTAAGCCTTGCAACATATCAACAAACATGGAAGAAGATGCAATCGCACTTCCACATCCATAAGTTTTAAACTTAACACCCATGATTCTGTTATTGCCTGGGTCTATTCTTAGTTGTAGTTTCATTACATCCCCACAAGCTGGAGCACCAGTCATTCCTGTTGCTACTGTAGGGTCTTTTGGGTCGAATCTTCCCACTGAGAATTGTTGAGGAGAGTTAAGTACTCCTTCGAATCTATCTACTACTTCTTTACTGTATGCCATTATTTTTAATTCCTAAAGCACCTTTAACAAATCCTGATGTAAAATTTTCTAATTTGCTTGGTACAATTAGTGCTAGAGCATATATTGGTAAAGTTAATGTAAAAATAAATATACAAACTATACTTGCTATAATTGGTCTAGTTACTAATATATTGTCTGGTGCTACCTTTGCTATCAATTTGTAGGCAGGTATCCATATTTTCCACATGGCTAATATTACTCCTGCTATCCAAAATGCTAAAACATATTCCATTATAAATACTCATTTAAGTGTTTTAAACTTCCTAAATCATGTGCAAGACGACTTGCGCCTTTTCCTGCATTAGTGATTGTTCCGAAGTATGGCGATTCACACTCTGCCATTTCGATTTCATGAACATAGTACATTTTACTTCCGTACTTTTGTTCATAGTTTGTTTGATGGTTGCCTAGTTCTCTTTTTACTACTGCAATACAGTTTCCTTTTATTGACCAAACTCTTTCTCCTTCATCAAAAGTTTCTGCTACACATTGTTCTGGTAGCATAGCTAGTCTAATGCCTTCATAGTCTGTTGTTGCCAACTTTTGTGGAATACCTAATCGTTCTATAACTGCTTTTATAAAAGCTGGTGAACGATATAATGCTTTTGCAATATCAGAAATATTCTGACCATCTAGGTAGTAGGTTACTATGCTTTTCTTTTCAGCTTCTGTAACTCCCTTTCCTTTGTTCTGTGCTTTTCTTAACTCACGATATCTTACTGTTTCTTCGTATTCTTCTATAAGTTTATTTAATCGTGTAGTATTATAACTAATATTCAGTATGCTACATGCTTCTTTCTTTGTTATTGGTTTATCTGCTCTAAGCAGGTCAATTACATGCTGAAGATTAGAATCTGTTAAATTTTCGTGTTTTTTACTTCTTACTGCCAATGTCGTTTCCTAATAAAATTATTGCGTAGTGTATGATTTTTAATAAATCATCTTGGTTTCTACCTTGTTTTTTGCCATATCTTTGTGCATATTTGATGATGTTTCCAATACAGAAACCTTCTCCATGTTCTGCATCAAATATAAATTCTGTTGATTGTATTTTATTCATGCTGTAATGAGCATCATAGGTTTTTAAAATATGATTATTTACCATATTTATTACTTTATCTTCATTAAATTTGTATTTTGTTTTGCTCATTTTGCTGTAATCCTTTTCTCATAATCAGCATAATCTTCATTCCACCAATGAGGTTTATCACGGTGTGACCATGCTGCAAATGTTGCTTTGTCCAAGTGGTAATAATCACGATAACTTTGTATCGGATTGTCATAGTCTTTTAGTTCATCTGGCATTGCCAGTCCAAAAGTGGTGAATCCTTTTCTTGGCATGTTTACTGGGTCTGGTAGTTTGTTTACTACTTCCATAACTGACTTGTGTAGTTTGCCATATCGATAGTGGTACTCGTCATTCAATGCATTTGCATAACAATGTACCCATTCGTGATTATCCAATGACTCCCTTGCCCAGATTGTGCAGGGATGATTGTACATCATTGGAAGGTAGGGGATGGGTCGTTCCTCTAGAGGTAAGTGTTTAATTTGTGCTTTCTCTTTGTTTAGAACCTCTCGCTCTTCTGCATTGAGTGCTCGAGGAACAAATCCCAAAAGTTTATCTATCCAAATAGATGTGCAAAGTATTTGAGCAGCTTCTAGTGGCATCTTAACAATATGCTTGTCAACATGATACTGTGCTGCTTTGTCTAAGTCCTCGTCAAGATAAAATAAGTTCATCTATCTCTCCCAGCACTTATAGCCTTTACAATCCTTCATCTTCGTACCAAATGATTTACAGTACGGACAAGGTTTATCTTCTTCAAAAGGCTTTGGTGTAATTTTCTTTAGTTCCTTGAATTTTTTCATAACCTATATTATACTAAATCTACAAGGATATGTCAAGAACTATTTTTTATTACTTACCACCAAATGCTTTGCCTGCCTCGCTAATACCAAACGCACCAAGCGTTACTACAACGAATGATGTGTAAATGGTATCTGAAATTACCAAGTCCTGTCCCATAAATGCAGTGACTAAGTCGCAGATACCAAAGACAGTCATTAGACCAAAAGAAATAAATCCAATTATTGATTTTTCATTTATGTCATTATCGTCTAAAAATAAATCCACAAACTTTCTTTTAGGTGGTTCTAATTGATTCTTTGCTGCTTTTGCCTCATCTTTTAAGGCTTTAATAGTATCTTCTGCATCATCTAGTTTATCGACTAGACGCATGTATTTATCAAGGTCTATTTGAACTTCATTACGGCTGTCAACTGTTTCTGCCATTATTTATCCTTTGCTTTACCGACATTAAGGGCAAACCAGTCTAGTACTTTATATAACTTCTTTACCCAACCATCATCAATTGGTGTTGGTGTGAGTGCTGCGATAAGTGAACATACCATCACAATAGTTGGTACGACAGCTATCCATGCTTGAAGCCATTGAAAGAAACCTAATAACATTCGTTCTCTCCTACTCTCTCGAGCCTTTCCTAAAAATTAGGAATTATATGCTTGTATTGTTGAAAGGCGAAGATCTTCCCACCTCTCTTCATCTAAGCGATAAACCAGAATTGCATCAGATGATGACTGGTTTATTCTTACAGGGGTTAGATTCTCCTGTAATGTACAAGGAATATTATAATTATTCCCCGATTTTAAACTCGTGAATGATATTTCCACTACTCCTTCTTGTAGTGCTTTCTTTAATTTGTCAAAGTTTATCATACTAGATAATCTTTTCTTTCTCTTTTTGCTGTGTGTAATTTTCCTGAAACGGAATGATATGGTTGTGTGATTCCCTTTGTTCCCTCTGTTCCCCATACCAGTAAACTAAATATACAAATAATACTTGGTACTACTAACGCCAATAATATTACGCCATCCATTTTGTTTACTCCTAAAGCTAATTATAATTTGTTGCTTTACCTTCTTGTAATACTAGGTCTACTGCATGAGCCCAGTTGATGTCATCTACAAATATACACTGTACTGCGTCATATTTAAGATTCTTCAAAGCTGTAAGCCTTTGGTTACCTGCATAACAAATGAAAGGTATTTTTTCATCTCTTTCTTGAACTAAATCTTTACCTATTCTATGAGCACACATATCATAATTATGTTGTGTATTACTAAGAAGTAGTAAAGGTGTTTTTAATCCTGTTTCTGTTGGGTTATACTCTAATGGTATATCCTTTTCAAGCATAAATATCTTATCAAGTGGCACCATCGATGTGGCGTATTCTGATGTTTCTAATCTATCATTAGTAAATAAATATGCTTGTACTTTTTCTACTGGGGACTCAATTGTCCTCATTGTGGTACTCAATACCTAATTTCTCCTCTATATCTTTAAATCTTTGTGTAATAACTTCCCAACTATCAAACTCACATAAGTCTTTAGCTGGGTGCGAATCTTCCTCTAGTGCTATTACTCTATCCTCTAGTTCCTCTAACCATTCTTCATTTTCTTCAAAACGACCTTGAACTACAGGATTTTTCTCAAAGAACTTTGAGCCTTTCATCATGGCTCTGTAGTCTAACATCATGTTAAACCACACTTTTATTTTGTTCATTGTTTTACTACTATCCCTGTATCATTAACAACCTGTGTATCAGGTGTTGTAACTCTGCGATAATATACTACAACTTCTTTTAAGTCTTTGATGTACCTTTTTATCTCTTGCATATTGTATGCCATGAGTTCATAATCTGGTACTGACATAGCAAAAAACACAAGTTGTCCTTGGTCTTTTTCTACTCTTGCTATAAATTCATCAATGTTCTTCTCAGAAACGACATACCAATAAGGTTCTTTTAAGTCTAACTCTCTGGGTAGAACTGGTTGTGCTATCTGCCTTTCTATAGGCTTAGCACTAACTTCTAACATTTTAGTTGGTAGGAGACTGCATGATGAGGCTATCATCAGCGGCGTCAATATCCCTACTATCTTTTTCAATTCCATCAAATACCTCTTTTGTTGCTTTATTTGCTCTTGGTTCAATTAGCCCAGGCTTTGCTGCAGCTAACTTAGTTAAATTGTGTCTTTTAAATATGTCAAGATAACGATTCATTTCTTTTTGTGCTTCTTGACTTTTCAGTGTTAGTTCATTTAATTGAGAAGTTTGTAATGCAAAATCATTTTGCAAGGTGCTGATTGCTTCTTCTTGCATTTGAACAGCACCTTCCAATTTTATATTGTTAGCTTTCAGTGTCTGGTTCTCATTCCATAGATACCAACTGCCTAGTCCTAATACTAAAATGATTGCCATAAAAAACTGATTCATACTAACCTCTTATTTCTCCTTCTAACACTTCAGGAATACTTAATTCTACTTGTCCTGAAGGTAGGCAGACACTTACTACTTTTGCCCCTGCGGCTACTAATTTTGTGTCTAATTCTTGTTGCACTTTTGTGCAGTGTTCTATTGTGTCAAAAGCTCCAAAGTCTTCAGCGACTAAGTCACCTTGCCACATAATTAATGCTAAGATTGTATACATTAAATCTCCTCTATTTTATAGTTTAATCCTTCTGCCCCTCGTATCTCAACTTTTTCTTTATCATGAGTGAGGAAGGACAGGTATTTATCTTGTTTTTTGAAAAACTTGCGAACTATATAAGTTGTATCATCAGCGTCACCATATGTGTGATTATAACTAACAGTTAACTTATATCTTGTTGAGAAATAACTCAGTATTTTTAACCAAAGTTTTTTCACTTCCAATCCTTTCCACTAAACAAGTTTGCCTCTGCTTCTCTACGGCGAATAAGTCCTTCTAAGACCTTTCCACCAGCTTTGTTCCATCTTTTCATTTGTGCTGGAACTTCTTCGTAATTACCTGAGTTTAGCACTTTTAACATGGTAGAAGCGTTTAGGTTTCCATTACCTAAATTGAATGTCCAACTGACTAGAGCGTCAAATTGGTCTTGATTTAGTTCTACTTTGACAGCTTTGTGAACATATTCTTCATACTCTACTACTTCTCCTTCGAGTAATTCATCAGCATAAGACTGACTTATCTCCATACCTTCTTCTGCTGTTTTGATATGACCATATCCAATAGTCCATACTCCTGCTGGGCATTTGTATGCTTTTAATTCACACCCTTCAAAGTGTTTAATTAGTTCTAATCCATTTTCTGATATGTTCATATTATCTCCATACTTGGGGGAGCAAACACTCCCCCATATCGTTGACAGTCTACGCAAGATAGGATAGATTTAATACTATCACACTAGCACCAAAACTCATAAGAGTGATTTGGCTTACAGTCTGACAGAACTCTCCGTTCTCACATATTGTATCACGAACTTTTAAAGCGATTGCTTTCATATTAATTTATCTCCAAGATTTTCCTCTTAGAATCTGGAGTTCGTGATAAGTTGATTGTCAGTAATCCGTCTTGTAGATTTACTTTATCTACTTGTAGGTCGGCATTTAGAATAAATCTTCGTTCAAAAGACTTTAGACTAAGACCTTGATGAACAAAACGCTCATCATCACCTAGTTTGTGTTCTTTTTTACCCTTGATTTGGAGTTCTTTGTTATCAAAGACTATCTCCAACTCCTCTTTCTTCCAACCTGGCACTGCGATTTCTATTCGATAATCTCCTGCCCTTTCGATTAGGTTGTATCTCGGATAGCTACTTTCCGTATAACTCGGTAAAGAAGGCGTATCCAATCCAAGCCAAAATTTACTTAAATCTATACTCATTTTTTATCTCCATAATTCCTTTTTCAGTAAATACTCGCACCTCCTTTCGGTAGATGCACCAATACGCAAGTGAAACCTATCACTTACAAAATAATTATAACAAATTTTTAACTTGATGTCAAGAACTATTTTTCAGAGTCATCGAAGGTAAGTATTCCTTCCTCTTCCAAATAGTCTATCGTGCCTCGTATTCCTACTTGCTTTCCATACATATAGGTAAGTCCACACATCATAATTAAAAATATTAAATAACTTATATCATTTTCATTCATAGATAATATTATAGCAACTTTCCCACCAAAAGTCAAGACAAAATTTATACTTAACTAAAAATAGTTCTTGACAACATCTCAAAATGCGAGTATAATATATGTATGAATAAAAGATGGACTGATACAGAGCGAGACTTTCTCAAGCGACATTACAACGATATGTCGACAGAAGACATCGCATTGAAACTAGACAAAACAAAAGAGCAAATACATTCACAAGTTTACTACTTAAGAAAGCGTGGATGGACATTTAATCGGAGGAAAGATGCCGTCAGTTAATTGTAAAGGAATGTCTTTTGAAAAATCTATGCGTATATTCCGTAGAAAAGTCGAGAAAGCAGGAATCAAAGATAGAATCCGAGAGAAACAATACTATGAAAAACCTGCGTCTATCAAAAATGACACGAATAACTATAGGAAACGCAAACGAAAATTAGACAAACAAAAGGAACATGAACTCGATTTAAAAAGAAGATTAATAATGAGACATGGTGGTAGATAAAATTTTCTTGAACAACATAACTAAATTTTACAATCCTTTTTTCTAGAGTAAAATATTTTTTCGTATCTAAATCGAACTACAACCCACTCACACATATACCTGTGAAAAACAGTTCTTGCTTTCTGCTAAAAGTTATGGTAAAATAATACTATAAATTATGATAGTTAACCAAAACAAATCACTGATTAGAGTCGCTTATCTAACCGATGCTGAAAGCCGAGAGGAGCGAAGCGGGAACGAGGCGAGCATCTAATTCGGATAAAGATAGACTCTTAATTGTGTTAACCACATCAATTCATGAAAACCAAACAACCCCGTTCTGGGGTTAACAAATTCCCAAATTCAAATTAATTACTACAAAACCCTCACAAGAAACCACAACTTGCGCAAACCGAACATTTTTTTAAGCAATAAAAAAGGGAGCAAACCACTCCCTCTCTTACACAAGTTTCTCCTAGTTAAAACCAACCATCTTTAGACCGTGGTACATTTTCATCCTGTAGCACTCTTATTCTTTGTGTTGCTACTACTTCTCTATGACCATCAGGAAATCTTAGTCTCGCTTTCACACCCGTTGGGGTTTCGATTAGACCCATGACTTCTGCATATCTTCCATGCTTGTCCACTAGCTCATCTACTTTACTTAGTTTACATACTCTCATACAATCTCCTTAGCACTGTCTTGGGTGCTTTTTCTAACCCCGCTAGGGCTTCGTTAGGTATATCTAACTTTTCTGCTAGATTTTCTACTATTTGTATTTTTGTTATCGGTTTTTCACCTGTTTTGGTAGTATATTCAGTCTTTTTATATACTCCTTCCCTACTTAACTTACCTATGATAGATTTTACACTCTTTCCTAGCTCATCTGCTAGTTTTTCTACTGTTTCTCTATCAGGGTTAAGTCTATATTGGTTAACAATGTACTCTACTTGGTCTTGTGTGTAGTTCACAGCCATAACATATCCTCCCATCTTTTGACTAACATTTCTACTTGGTATGTTGACATACCCCATTCTTCACTAGCAATTCTTATTGCTTCTTCACGACCGAACTCTTTCTCCCAGTCATAGTATTCGAACTCTCTTTCATCATTAATAAGCATAGCGTGGTTTCCTCCTATCTGCATTGTGTCTTTCCCACTCTCTAATAAGTTCATCGCCTCTTAGTCTTTCACCAAAATATATCGTTTCACCACTATCTAGAGTTCTCTTGATAAGTCCACCATTATATTCTATGTCAATAACGGACTTACCATCTGCTGTATCTTCTGGTC